ATGTCCTAGCAGGGTTCCCAGATCATTTACTATCTGCCTTATCTCATTTTCGTTTTCTTGTGCATCCGCTTTGTCCGGGGCGGCTACAAAAAAACCAGTCCCGGATTGCTGTGTATAGGTGTAATCTTGTGCCGCCTGGCCCGTTAAACCGAATACTAATAAAAAGATTGTTAGAAATAAAAGGATCTTATTATTTTTTAGCATCATCTTTGTCCCCTTCTTTGTTTTCTTTTTTATTTTCTATAGGCCTTAAACCTACTATTGCATTGATCATTATATTTTTTAGGCTTAACATGTTATATGGATTTACGGTATTCCCTCTACATTCTTTGTAAAAATCATCTAATACCCCGGTTATTGCCTTTATTAATTCTTCGTTCATTTTTCCCCTTTATATACGCAAAAAAGCGCCATCTAACAAGATATAAATCTTGTTTCAATGGCGCTCTAGGCGCTCTACATTATTTTATTATAGGTTTCTTTAGTGAAATAATACCATTTTTTCTAGGTTATTTCAATATTGTATATTTTTTTAGTATTCTACCGTTATAATACGTATTCCAAAAGATTGCGCTTTCAATGGAATCGTATAACCCGTAGTATATCCAACAATCGGTAAGGCTCCAATATTGCCCTTCTTTATACACTCCTGCTATATGCTTAGCCGTCGTATCGGAATATTCTATTAATACTTGGTATGCTTCTATCCCGTGCTGTTGGGCCACACATACCGCAAAAATACCATAGCCGGTACAATTCCCTATTTTCGTTGTATTCATTTCTTCTGGGGTTTGGACTTCAATTCTTACCTTGTAGGTAAAATTATCTTCCATATATTTTGCAATTATTTTGACTGTATCTAGATCTTTTGTATCGGATAAAAAAATTTCACTATTTTGATCTGTAAAATCTGTTATAGTATATATATTACACCCGGTTAATAATAAGCATAAAATTATTACCATTAATACCTTTTTCATATTTCCCCCTTTTTTATGCACTTACCCAAGTACTACCATTCCAATATTTTAATTGTCCACTTACCATACATATTCCACCTGCTGTACCTGTTGGATTAGAAGCTAAGTTCGGTAATACAAATACACCAGTCGGATAAGCATAGAATTTTTGACCTCCAGAAGTAAGCTGAACCAAAGTTCCTGAAAGATTCATAGTTCCACCAGAAGAAAGATTAACTGCTGATGAAGTCATAGTTATTTGGAATGTTTTTAGGCCAGTCTTTGTAAATCCTATTGTTCCGCCATTACCATCATACAATCTTATTCCGCTATCTTCAAATGTTATATCTTCATTACTTCCGCCACCAACTTTTAGCGAACCTCGAACGGTCAACCCTGAACCATCCCACAATAAACAATTTCCACTTTTAGCAGTTGCACTTCCTGTGCCAATATTTAATTTATATCCAGAACTATACCCTATCCAAATCCCTGCGGTACTATCAGTATAACTTGTTTTTCCTGTTGTATAAATACTATTTGTGCTACCTAACTTTATATTCCCTTGGATCTCAAGTGCTAACCCAGTCCACTTTATAAAGTTTGTAGCATTGCCGATATTTAATTTATATTTATCTGTATCATACCCAAGCCATATTCCAGCGGTCGTATCGGCATAACTATCTTTGTCGGTCGTTCTTATATATCCTGTTGTGCCTAATATAATATTCCCTATATCGGCTATATTAGCTATATCTAATCTGTCCGCTTCAATCGATCCAGTTTCTATATTTCCGCCATCAATAATAGTATACATAGCTACCCAAGCAGCGCCATCATAAGTATATGGTTTATTGCCGTTATTGGTATCGATCCATATGTCCCCTGTTTGCATCCCTGTAGCCGGTTCGGCATCTTGCCTAAATATTGTAGCCTTATCATCGTATACACTAAGATCAGGTTTATCTGTTATATTTGCATATCCAGAAGAATCTGAAGCAAATTGTATTTTTCCTTGTATTACGTTATTATCCAGATCAAAGTAAGTGTTTCCATCTGTCGATTCAATTTTTCCTGTCCGGATAAAAGCACCGTTTATTATGGTCTGCCCATAAGTAAGAGATACACCCCTTACACCGTCCACTACGGAATGTAATACCCCGATCATAAAATAATAATAGGTTGCATCATCATCAAATTGTCTTTGGGTACTATCTACTATAATCTGTCCGGTATACCCCGGTGCTTTTGTACATTTTGCATAAATATAATAGGCGGTAGCATCTACTAAACTAGTTTGATCATTCGCGGAAAGTGTCCAGGTCCTAATGGCATCCGCTATGGAAAGATGGATCAGACTTCCGGCGCTAGCGTGAAATTTCGATACATCTGCCGTATAATTTCCTTCTATTTCGACACCGGAGAGAATAAATTGTGTTGATTTCGTGCCAACTGATAGCATGGCTGTATTAATGGATTCCGGCCGGATATTCCCCGTATTGAAATAATCATCTGTATCAAAGATCATGTTTCGTAGTTCTTCACTAGTCCGCCAATTACGGCGGGATCTTATAACGTCCCCACCTTCACCAATTTCTATTTTATGTTTAATATCCTCTTGTTCTGAATATAGCCGTTGTATTAATTGTACTTCTAGATGATCAGTTAATTTTATGGTATATTTATATTCATTCGCTTGTGATTTTGTCAGTTCGACAATCCGGGTCATTACATCAATCCCCAGGTCAGTATCTTCTATGGTTATATAGTCCCCCACCTCTAAATCGATCATATGCGTTTTGAAATATCTGGCATCCGGTTCTAAGATATATGTTACTCTGGGTTCCTTGTTATCATCGATATAAAGCTGTGCTTTTGCAAGTAAAGCGGCTTCTGCCGTGTCAATGTATGATTGCGGCAGATATATATCAACTATTACATATTTATCGCCTACGCCCGGTTTTAAAGTTGCATTTGGCATCTCATAGCCTACCTCGTCTGTAAAAGCTATCAAGATAAATTCCTTTGTGCTGTTATCGTAAGATGATACTTCAAACTCGTAACCGCCCAGGTTCCCGGATTGAAAGTGTATTTTTGCGGTAACTCCGGATAATAAATAATCGTTTAGATTAAAATCCATTCCGCTATCAGTCATTTTTAAGGTATCACCGCCATCTATAGCGGATATTGTCCCGTCCCTATGTGGATATATATCATCAAATATTTCGGTATGTTCTATCGTTCCATATTTGGATACATTTTCTTCTATATAACTTACTGCGCCATCAACAAATATTAATCTTGGGGTATGATCCCGGTAAGTCGTGGCTATATTTCTACGGGATCCAAAGGCATATAACCGGGTAACAATATTTTTATCACTCAATGTAGTCCTTTTTATGTTTCTTAGTCCCTGGTGATATAAAAAAGTAAGTCCAGTATCGGATCCTGTTTTATCAGTAAAGCATATATCTTTTTTAGTGTAATAATATGATAAGTCTACAGATGCGAATTCTACTGTAGCACTGGCCGCGGTTGCAAAGGGTACCGCACCACTAGCCGCAGGGGCGAATGGTAGGCTTGCTGCTGTACTTGCCATCGTAAAATCAAAGTAAAATTCACCGTCAAATTCATCACATAATTTTTGAAGCACTTGCATACAATTATTTTTTGAAAAGCTTAATAATTTATAATCCGCATTCGTTTGGTCGCAAGACCCCTTTCCCCATCCCGTGGTATTCCGATTCATGTTAGTTACAATCAGATCTAAAAATGTTTCAAGATTCCCTACCAGGCTAAAATCGGAATTTCCATCTGAATCAAGAAATTGTGTTTTAAGTAATTCATAGTATTCCGATTCAAAGGTAATATCATAATCGAATATATTGGTTGCGGTTTTTTTAATGTTAGGTAGTGCGTTTATATGGTATTTTATCCCTTCTGCTACTATATAATCACCGATATTAATATCAAGAATAGAATTTGATGTAATAACTGATTTTATAATATCTTCGCCTAGCAATTTTCGCATTAACCGGGTATTATCATCTATTTTTACTGTTAAATTTATAGCGGTTCCCCTGTATATATTAAGATCCATAAATTACTCCTTTTTATGGTGTCGGGTCCGGTTCTCTTAATTTCAATGTGAAAGTTCCTACCACTTTTGATCCATTCCATTTTGTTAGCATTTTTAATGGCCCGCCGGCCTTTGAATATACATTTATTGCGGATGCTAAATAAGGTATTTTTAAGGTATGTAATCCTGCGCTTTGTAATACCGTTTTGAATGCGGTCAAGTGTGTTAAAAAAGTTGCTTTTGATGTCGCTTTTATATAACATTTTAAGACGATATCCCGGGGTTCAAAAAATATGTCGGTCGAATCGGTGAATGATTCTTCACCATCTTCATCCGACCATTTTTGCGCTGTTGGTCCCTTACGTTTTAGAAAGTCAAGCGCCCCTTTTGAGGATATAACATATACCCCGTATGTAGCACCTATATCTAGTGTATCCAGTAAATATCCTGTTTGCATATTAGCCCCCTATCGCCCTTAATCCGGACGCGCCTATTTCGTCTAATTTATTACTTATATTTTCCAGGTATTTATTGTATTCTGTATTGTCGGCTATCCGGCTATTTATCACTATTATATTTTCCATACTACCTAGAATCTCAACTGTATTAATTCGTATGGCCTGGAATTGACCGGCTAATATCCCGGCTGTATCTTCGGTTATCCCTGCAATCGCACCGGTTAGCCCGGTTATATTCGGCCCGCTTAGATTATCATCTATATCATCCGTGTTTACCCCGATTGATGCTAGAAGATCCTGGATCGTGTTCCATTGATCTTCTGATGCTTGCAATATCATTAAATATCTTTCCGCTAGTATGGCCATTTCATCCGCCGTTAAACCACCTTCACTAAAAGCGGTAAAACCATCTAACCAATGACCTAGATATTTTGTTATTATAGTTCTTTTAAAAGCATCTATTATCGCGGTTTTCATCATGTCGTTGAAAGTATCTGCGAATATTTGCGCGGAATCAAGGCCGCTTGCGAATCCTTCGGCTATAGAATTAGCTATTGTTTCCGCCGTGGTCCCAGTGAGTATTTCGGAATATTGCTGATTTAAATTATAGATTTCATTGTTTACACTTTCGATCGATTGTAACCACGAATCTATAGATTCTTGATCTGTTTCGTCCCAGGTCCACCAAAGGAATTGCCCGTATGCTTCCTGCTCTGCAACTATAAGATCTTCATACACTTGGATCTGTTCCCGCATAAGAACTATAGTATCTTTTATGGCCTGGATTTTACCTTCACCGGTAGATTGATTAAGTATCGTTTGTTGTTTGCTTAATTCTATGGTTATAGCACTTAAATCATCTAATAATTCCGGTACATCCGAATTATGCTGTGTGAATAAATTTATAATGCTACTAACTATTGTGGCTATCCCAGCGATCGCACCGAATATATTCCCGGATGCCAGGCTTGATGCTAACTGGCCAACTCCACTAACCATACTAGCTATATTATTTATTGTGCTTTCAAGTTCCGTATCAAAATTACCCACTATTGAAGCAAGGTTATTTAATGCCCCCGCTACGTTATTAAATTGTGTTTCTATGTTATCCCATATCTGGCCTTGTGATTCCGCAATCTTTTTATCTATTAAAATGACTTCGTCCGCATACTTAGAATATTTTGTTTTCATTGTTTCAAGATTCGCTATATATTCCCTTAGTTGGTCATTATTCATATCGCCAAGATTTTTATTTCTTAGTTCTGTTATTTCTTCTACTGCTTCACTATATTTTATTTCTTCTACCAGAAAAGCATCAATATTTTTAAGTTTTTCTAGTTCATATTTATCATCAGTTAATTTCATCATTTCTACAGTATGTGCATGTATTTTAATGATCTTATTTTCTGTTGTTTGGAATGTATAGGTATCAAAATATGATTTTAGGGTTTCTTTATTCTTGGCTATTTTACTAGCTTCTACCACTGCCAATTTATTTAGTTCCAGGGTTATAAAATCGAAGTATTCTTTATTGTATTCTGTTTCCTGGTATAATTCGGATCTGGCTATTTCTAACCTTTTTTTATAGTGATTATCTATTTCACCGATTTGACGATCTAAATTTTCCTTAAATACTTCCAGGGCTGCATCTGCTATTTCTTGATCATATTTTAGATTAGTATTTGTTATATTAATATTATGCTGTTTTATCGCTTCTATATACTCGGCGGATCCTTCTTCATATTCTGCTATTAAAGAATCAAAGGTATCACTTTCTTTTTGTAATTCCTTTTCCCTGGCATCGGATATAAAGTTAAATAATTGGGCTTCTATTTTTATTCTTTTTTCTGCAACTGATTTATTATACTGATATATATCATCGGTTATTATTTTAGTTAGTTCGGAATTTCCTTCATATTTTTTCAGCATATTAGAAAGATACTGCCCGTAGTTTTCGCCATCTTCTGTAAGTTGTTCATTATGTTCTAATACATATTCTTTCCCGAATTGGGCTATGTCAGTCATATATAATTTATATTGACCGGACATATATTTTAATTGATCTTCTACTTTTTCTACATTAACAGATGGTAATATAGTTGGTGTAGTTGGATCTTTTTTATCATCTGCTACCGTTGGGATCGCTACCGGTTTGCCCGACTTCAAATTTACTAGCGCTTCATCTAATAAAATGGCTTCTTCTGTCGCTGCTTTAAGTTCTAATTGTAATTTTTGCCCTTCTAGTCCCCATCCTTCGACGGCTTCCGCTTCTTTTAAATTTAATATTTCAAGTTCTCTACTTTTATTTAATTGTTTGTCTAATTCTTCATTAAATTTTTCCCTTGTCCACATTTCTATTTCGCCGGTACGTTCAAGTTGTAATTTACGTTTTATTATTTCTTCTAATACTGCTTTTTCTTTTTTAATATTCTCTATATTTTTACTGGATTGATCTTCCTCTAATATATATTCTTCTAATGCTATTTTAGCCTGTATTTTTTTTATTTCCGCTGCTTTTAGTTCATATTCCGCGATTTCTATAGATATTTCCTTAGATGCGTTTTTGGCTGTTGTCAATATGTCAAAAGATTTTGCTGTATCTTCTGCCGCCTTTCCCAGGGTTGGGAAAAATGTGCTTAATGCCCTTTCTGCTACTTCTAGTTCTGTAGTTTCTTCTTTGCTTAATTCTGTTTTATCTCTTAACCCTTCTATGGTAGCAACTAGATCATCAATTTTACTTTTTTTCCGTTGCATAGTGTCGGCCATGTCCGAATATCCCCTTGAAAGACGTGATAATTCGTCGGTCGCGCCACTCATAGCAATATTGATACCTTTGGCCACATTATTCATGGATCGAAGGATACTATCGCCTAACGGCTTCATTTTGGCTGTAATATTATTTTTAAGGATCGCTAGTTGGTTATCTGTTGTTTCCATCATAATTTTAAAAGCTTTACTAGTTGCACCGGTTGAATTAGTAATTTCATCCAGGGTATTCTTATAATTTTCCCCTTCATTTGTCATGACTGCTAGTAACCCGATAAGTCCCCGGACATTCGGAAATAATTGCATCAATGCCCCTTCGTTGCCTTTTGTCGCTACAATAATATCATTTAGTATAGCTTTGAATCCTTTTGATTTTAAGGTTTGTATGTCAAATTCTACCCCTAATTCCTTGGCGGCTTCCGCTGCTTCCCCGGTACCTTTTGATACTCTTAGCATGGCGGTTATTATACCTCTTATTCCGGTACTTACTATATGCGGCTGTATCTTCTTTACGGCTTCTGCATACATGGCAGATAATTCATTGAAGGATAACCCGGCTTCCGCTGCAAGTCCGGTAACCATACTTATAGTGGGTCCAAGTTCTTCCATTTTTACTTTGCCAAGTTTAACCGTTGTGAATAATTTATCGGATATTTCTTCTGCTGTCCCGGCTGCTTCACCATAGGCATTCATAACATAGGTTAAGGCATCCGCCGCCGTGAATGTATCAGTTACCCCGGCCACTGCCAGTTCTGCCGATACTCTTAATAGGTCCATTGCTTCCGCGCCATCGTACCCTGCTGATACAATCTGGTATAATGCTTTCGCTAATTTTTTAGCATCATCCGGAACGGTTTTTGACATATCCATTAATTCTTTTGATATACCATCAAAGTTCCCTTGCACTGATTTTGATATTGTTTGAACTTCCTTCATGGCGGTTTCAAAATCTTTTGAAAAATTATAAGCTTCTCTTGTCATTTTTGAAAAAACAAAGGCCGAACCTATCGCAAGCCCGGCGAATACATCCATTCTGCTTACTGAACTGGCCAGGGATGCCAAGATTCCTTTTGCCTGTGTAGCACCTGCTATCAATCCCGCATTTGATATCCCGGTCTTCCAATATAAAGAATCAGAGCCTGATACATTTAGCGCCATACTATTTCACCTCTATTAAATTACCCCTTGATTTTTCCTGGTTCCATACATCCCATCTAATAGGCAATCTGTTATTATTTGCCATAATTCCTTTATTCAGATATTCCCCCGATTTTTCATAATGCCCTTTTTCAAATTCATGGGTAGCTAACCAGTTATATATTTCCGGAATTATATTATTAGTATTACTTGTAAGTAACTGATCATAGATACTGCCTTGGGTTGTTTCTATGTGTACGGCCATTTCAAATAATTCCTTTGCTTTTTCGTTATCCTTCCCGGTATACCAATTTCCGATCATAAGATATATTTGTGTTAATCGATTTGAATAATGGCAAGCTTCTCTTTCTGTTTTTTCGGCATTTTTAATATCATCTTTTGCCAAATATGCCCCTACTAAGTTTATAAATACTTCTAAAAATGCGGTCCATCCTTCGTTGTATTTTTCTTTTCTCATTTTCTTTACCCACATTTCGCCGTATTCTATGGTTTTATCAAAGTTTCTGGTAACATAATATGTTTTTACCAGATGTGTTAATGTGTGAATATCATCCGGGGTTTTCTTATGATCTCTTTCTAATAACGGCAAACTACGATCATTATTTTTCTTTTGATACAATGCTTCGCCTTTTTTGCCCTCGAATATATACCCGTAATGATTAATAGTGATATTCGGTGCAAATAGATATTGTGGTTTGCAATTTGGCTTGTTATGTACGGCATGTTGATAACAAAAATCTTCATCTAATGTAAATAGTCTAGGCTGTAATACCTCGGAAAACTGTTTTAGATCTCTAGTATAAAAACTACGCAAATTAAAAAATGCTGTCGGTTCTTTATGATCCGGATTCATGATAAGATCTTCAAGTATATATAATGATTCTTGCTTTAATTCTTCATCTGCATCTATGATCAAGACTTTTTCCCCGTGTGCCTTTTTGATACCATAATTTCTAGCGGCGCTAAAATCCCAGGGTATAAAATCTTTTTCATATACTTGATCTGTATATTCTTTTGCTACATGGATAGTGCGGTCAGTTGATCCGGTGTCCACGATGATCAGTTCACACCAAGGTTCATGGATGATCGGTAGAAAACTATCCAAACATCTTTTTAAATTAGCTTCCTCATCTTTTGCGATCATACATATTGAAAGTTTAGGTTTATTCATTTATACTTAACTCCTTTGTACAACTTATAGGATTAATACCCCAGTTACCGATTACACTAGGCGTATATGGATTTATTTCACAAATAACTCTTGCCTTTATTTCTTTTATCTCTTTTCCGTTATCAATATTAATATATACATCTCTACAAGCATATCCAATGGTTATAATTTTAGTTATTTCCCATTTTTTTAATGTCCTATTCTCAAACCATCTTTTAAAAATTTCCTCATGCTTACAATGTTCAACTTTCCAGGTCAGTTGTGTATACCTTGCCATTCTTTTCCATTTGTCTTTTTGCCAGGCTGTAAAAAACTTATCTATTACTATTTTTATTTTTTTATCTACTGATGTATTCATTCCTTTTAAAACTCCTTCTTTACAGTAATCCTATTAATTCTTCTACGCTGTTTACTTCCAGATCCTTATTTTTATTTTTTTTACTATTAGTGCTGTCCGGGATACTGGACATTAACATCGTTATATTTGCATAACTATACTTCCATAATATATCTTTCTTGGACATTCCCGGGAAATAATGCATTAACCCACCTATAATTCGCCAGGGGTTTATATTTTCTTTTTCGGTATCAGATTTATCCCTTTTACTGATGCCAAACTGGCCAAAAAAGGGGATACATTCATTTGCTGTACAATCAGTGTTATTATTTTCAAACCCCCCCTTGTTGTAAGGTTATTATTTAAAAACTTGATCAGTCTTTTTGAAGGTTCTTTTTCGTCGTTTGTTATTCCATACGCAATAATACTTATCATTTTATCTTTATTTTCTACGATACTATCTGCCGCTAAACCTAATATATTTATTTCCTTTTTCCCTTCCTTCATTATCGCGGTCAGTTTATCAATATCAAGATCTAATAATAGTTTTGATATCTGTAGTAATGCCCCCATACTTATAGGATAGATGGTAAATTTCCTTTCTGTAGGTATAAAGTGTAGCTTATTTAAAATATCTTTCTTTTGAACAGTTATAGTGAAGTCTACCCCTTTTTCCAGAATAGTATCCATTGCATTTTTCTTGATCTCTATTTTGTCTTTTTCTGTTAGTGGTATTTTTTCAGGAATGATTTCTTTCCCCTTTTTGTTCCCTTTTTCCATTTTTCCCCTTTCTAATAATATGCCCGCCCTGGTTAAAATTTAAGCAAGACGGGCTTTTAAAAAATGTCTTTATTATGCCGGTGTAATAACAATGGCCGGAATGTTAGTAGAACTTGAAGGAACCATAACATCACAACTAAAAGCTACTTGTCCGGATTCGGTTTTTGTAAATTTAAGATCGGCGCTAGCGTGGATAGTGGCCCTGGGAATCTCTATCTTTACATATTTCCCGGCTATGACTTTTGATTTCAATTCTACCGCACATTCTTCAATGGTTATTGATCCTGCGGTCGATGCACTCCATACCAGGGTAGTCGCATTAAATATCCCTGCAAAGGCTTTTTTTAATACTTTACCACCTACGTCCCGGGTTGCGAATTCTACGGTTTTTTTCGATGTTCCAGGTACGGATACATCCGGTAAGGTTTCTTCTTCTACATATAGATCCGTCATTGTTGGTGCTTCGATTATAAGATGGGCGCTGTCCGGAACGATCCCGGTTATTGTTTCCAAGGTTCCACACATTACCCCAGTTGCACCAACATCACCAATTCGTATGCTTGTTAGGCCTATAAGTCTGATATCACTCATTTTTTAATCACCTCGATTATTAATTTTCTATAGTACATTCTATTCGTAAATTTACATATGTCATTTTCTTCTGGTCCATATCTTGTAAGGTTAGTTGATTTAGGATCTTAAAAATATAATAATGGGTTGTACTGTTATATGCTTCGATTACGGCTATTACTTTTTCAGCTATTGCGCTTAGATTAGTTATATCCGGGGTTCCATTTAAAAAGTTTTTACAATATATATTCACCATAAAAACAGATTCATTAAAAATCTCATCACCCGAATAATTGCTTAGTGGTAGTATTACAATATCTTGTAATTCGCTATTCAACGGTTTTTTATTTCGATACACTGCCCCATCTATTACCGCTTTTACAGTTGCTACATTTATAACCGGATATAATACTTCGCCTATATCAAAAGTTGTGATCATAAGTTATACTTCCTAATATATTTTTTTAGTAGTGCTTTTGCTGCCGGTACTGATCCGGTTATTACATCATATCCTTTTGCTTCTACCGCCGCCGCGTATTCCATCCCTGCAACGCCTATTAATACATAACCTTCTGTATTATTGCGCAATACTTCATTTATCATGTCCTTAGCGGCCATTATACCGTCTGCCTTGCCTTGGATATTGTCTTGTATAATATGGCCATCCTTGGCGATTACATAACCTATACTACTTCTAAGATTCCCGGTTTGGTCCTGGTAGGTTTGTGTACTTCTGGCTGTATTTACAAAAGATTCGCCTACCATAGAAAGTGTCCAAATTATTCTTTGTTCAGCACTGATCACAAATCGATCTATTCTATTATTTATACTGCCTTGACTGAATCCCGGAATCAATGACATATTAACACTTCACTTCTATATGTTTTTGGTATGTGAATAACTGTTTAATTATATGGTCCTTGCTATTAAAGTTTATTTTTGCATCATCCGGGATATTTTTTATATCATCTTCGGATGCCGAAAATGGAAAAAATATATGATGATTGTATCCGATCCTGTCCCCCGATGCCCCTACAATATATCTTACTGCATTCGGTTGGATGTTACATACAATACCCACTGTTACCAGTGTTCCCGGGGTATATACGCCTAATGAACTAGTGGTACCCGCGTTATAATAACTTATAGTTGCAGTGTGCGGGTACATTTTCATTACCATATACCATCACCATCTACTACCGCGGCATTTGTCCCGTATTTTGCTTCAATTTTTTCAGCCATGATAATCAGTTG